TGCAACTGTCTGTATCAATATAACATCTTGGTAATAACATTGACGTTGCATGTATGCCATCTTCAAGTGGAATTTTTGGAACAACTTTAAATCTTATTCCAAGAGCATAGGCAACTTCTCTTCTTGTTTTACCATTACTAAATTCGGTAACTTCAATATCATGTGGTGCAAAATGATCTTTATAAATATAATCTTTGCTTTGTACTATTTGAATATAATGCGGTAAACCAACTCCTTTTTCTTCATAGTAATCTATGATGTTTATTGCTGGGCCATTCTGTTGAAAAAATATTATAGATGAATGATCTGATACACCTAAATCCCATGCGGTTGAAACTGGTAATGCTGGGTTAAATGGAACTCTATTTAGCTGACGATTATCTTCCATCTTAGCTATAATATCTCCATATATAGCACCTTCAATATTGGCTATCCAATCGCATTCAAATTCTTGTTGATATTTCTTTTCACCCATTACTTTTTTTGCGGCATCCAATTCGCCTTGATCGACTATTTTAGTTTCAGACGCTTTAGCTTTATAATGAAACCACTCTGCATCGCCTTGAGCATGTTGAAATAATTCATAGAAGTTATTATTCGTTCCTTGTGGTGTACCGATAAATACGCACCATCCTTTTCTATCTGATAATGCTGGTCTTATGATTTCAGTAAATAGCTTACCTTGCACGTTTGCATATTCGTCTATTACGCAACCATCTAAGTATATACCTCTTAAACCATCTGAGTTCTCTGAACCTAACAATGTTATTCTTGCTCCATTTGGTAAATCACAACGTAGCTCTGTTTCGTTGAATTTAACCCCTGGGATCAACGAAGTGTACTGTTTCATGTAATCCCATGCAATTGACTTGGCTTGTTTAAATGTGGGGGCTATATAAGCGAATCTAGGGGCTTTATTAGTTGATTTCAAAGCTGACATTAATAGATGGTTAATCATACATACTGTTTTGCCAAATCTTCTATGGCAGACTAATACAGACCATCTAAATTTTCTTATATTAAAATGTAATTCAATTTGCTTTTCTCTGGGAAAGTAAGGAACTTTGTATTGTAATGTTCCATTAACTATTACTGTTTCAGTTATCTTATTCATTAATGTACACTCTTTGATTGTGAATCGTTTATAATGGCATTTTCAATATTTAATAACATCATTAACCATGATGCAAATATAGCTGAATGTTCTTTGCTTTCAAAGCCAGTGAACTTAACTGTTATCGAGCTATCCTTTTCAATAAAGACAATAGCTTTGACACTAGCCGCATAAAAATCATCATCATAATCGTTTTCAAACATTTAAAATCTTTTATATAAAAAGGTTGGCTTGGCAATAAAAAGGTGTGGGTTGTTTTTTGGGGATAGCCCATGTTGTAGCGGCAAAATCAAGACGTGTGTCTAAAGATATCTTTAGCTCCCATGATACACGATATTTCGTTTTGCGGCTCATCTTGGGGGTATATGGTGGGTGTGTAATCTGAAATTCTCGTTTCTTAATTCTATATTCTTGTAAATACAACCTATACTGCATTTCCGATAATTAATTGTTATCACCGCTGCAATGCAACATAAACATAAACGAGCAACGAGAATCGTTATTGTGTGATATATATGCAACAGTTGTTGTAATTCCGTCACAATACACACATTATTCAATCGATGTAATGTGTTGCTGTATCGTAACTATTTCACATGTTTAAACATATCAATTTGCCTATATATAGTTATTCTATTATTTTTAACTCTATAATCGCTTAAAAGTTTAGAAATATCTGTAGATTTGTAAGAATGTATGTATTATCTATATATAGCAATGTTTCTAGCGGTTACACTAATTTTAAAAAGTTACATTTCTGTGTATTTGTTTTAAATAAGCATTGATATTATTTATTTATTTAACTTTTAAAAATGTAAGTTTCTGGAAGTTGTATAAACGAGTAAATGTTCATTAAGTATTTGATGGCTTTGTCTGACTGCTTTATCTATGTTCTTGTTATGTTCTAATGTTAATTAAAGTTACGTTAAATCATAATGTATATTTAATAATAGATTTGTATTTACTCATCTTTACTTTCGTACATTAAAGTTAATTCAAAGTAACTATTGTTTTATATAAGGGAAATATTTACCCAACTAATGGACATTGTTTATAAAAATTTAGCCCCAAATGCAGAGTGTTGATCAACAGCCAATACCAACGATTCTAGAACGCTGTGGCGTTTTGTTGATACAAGCCATTGAATAAACCGCTAACGCCAAAGGTTATTTTCCGATGGCGTAAGAAAAATCGTCTAGAATTGTTTAATACCAATGCTTCTAACCATTTCACGCCACCAAAGCCACACGCCAGACCCCCTACAGTTAAATTTTTTTTCATCACTACCCCTAAAATCTCCCTTATGTATGGCGTTCTTGTTTTGTTCTAATTCTCGTTCCTCGCTGCTTTAACCTATATGCCTTAACATAGAATCGCTGATTGTGATTTATGTGTTGACGAATTAGTTACAATGTTTATTATAAACGAATCAACAGAAAGGATAACAATGGCGATCAATAGTATAGAACAAGCAAGAGCATATTTTAAAACATTTGCAGATGATAAGCTGATGGATGAGTATGATCTATATGTTAATATTAAATCTAAAAATATTAACGAAATCATATACCAACAGATCATAGAATCTGAATTAAATGAACGTGATCTATTAGACTTTAAAATAGCTGAAGATCAATTCGAACAACAATTTAACCATGTAATGCAATGAAAACTTACGAAGCAATAGCATTTATATTATTTGCAATATTATTTAACTTTGCAATAATGTTTTTATATTATTTATTTTAATCCTTCTTATCAGTCTGGTCTAGAATAGCCACTGGATCAGACTGACTAACCTTCTCATACTGAGTATATTTAGCTTCTAATTCTGGACTGTCTAACCAAGATACCACAATATTGTTGGTTGTGTTCTTGTTAATAGTTTCTTTCTTTTCAGAATAAAGATCAGATGTTTTACCAGCTAACCATTGAATGAATTTAGTCTTTTCTCTAATCCAACTGATCATATTTGGATCTAATGAATCGTGTGTAATATCTGTTTGATATATGTCTAATAGTTTATCTACTAAGTTCTGTGTACCAATCTTACGAGCTTCTTCTACTTTAGTTTTTATCTCTTTGTTTCCCTCTTGATTTAAGTATTGATAAAACTTGATCAAGCTGATCGGTAAGATTCCTTCCTTCCTTATACTTGCCAATGTTTTTCCTTCTGACAAATGCTCTAGCACCATAGATAGAACTGTATCTTCCAGAGTTATTATATCTGTGTTTGACTTTGTTATGATAGTAGTTTCTGACATACTCTATTGGCTTATCTCTAAATTGGTACAAACTTGCAAGAGTTTTAATCTTTGCTTCATCTGAATAACCTGGCTTGTTAAACCCACCTCTATTAGCTCTATCTCTAAAGCCATAGAAGTTTGTATTCTGGCCACCATGAAATCTACATTTATAGATTTGAATACCATACTCATTAAAGCTATTGGTTGGGAAACCCTTTGCCTGACAAGGTTTACCAGACTGACGAGACATATCCATACAGAATATCTTTTTAGATTTAAAACCTGCCATATCATATTTCTATGTGAAGTTTACTGAGCATAGCCATATCATTTCTTAACTATTGGTTCTCCCTTCCAATTCAATCCATTACGCTTATTGTATTCTACCTTTGCTTTGTATGCTGCTGATCTATTCTTCACAGACTTTGATACCGCTGCTTTTATGGTTTGGTCTATGACATGTTTTGGTAGTATCTTTTGCTCACGCAGCTCTTGCTCTTGGTGTTCTATCGCCTTCTGAATATAGTAAGGATGATACTTAATACATTCTTTTAATTCAGCCAGAGGTACACTAGCCAATTCAATAATCTTGTTCTGTTTAGTTAAAGATCTATTGTTAACAATCTTATCTATTCTATCTTTCATCTTATTATTTATTAATACTAGTTTATTTATATTAGTTTTATTAATAGATACCTTATAGATACCACTCTCGTACCTATTAGATACCACCCCATACCTATTAGATACATCATTAACTAATAATATAGGTGCTAATGTGTATAAGTTACTAGATGAAAGCCGCTTTTTAATAATAAGTTTAGCATCAATCATTAATCCAATACAACGATAGAGTGTCATGCGAGACAAGCCGATCATTTCTCTAATGGTAGAGTAACGAGGATAGCAACTTCCTGTTTTGGGATTAGCAAAACGAAGCAAGATTAAAAGTATAGATAAGCATTGTGCCTTACGTTCCTCTGGCAAACCTAGATAGCCGCTATGATTAAACAAATCTATCGGCAACCTTACATGCTGATTATACTTTGGCATTATTGTTTTAACTTCTTAATTAATTTCTTTTGCTTAATGATTAATTTCTTTAATCTATCTATTATAACTTCAAGATCGTTTGATCCTCTTAATTTTCTATCAATCATTTTTTTATTAAGTTTCCTTTGCTATCTAAGTTGTCTTGGTTCTTTCCATAAGCCACAAACTTACCATCTTCATTGGCTTTCCATATATGACCAGTGTCCCAATCATGCTCTAGCTGCAAAGCTACCAGATTCTCATGCCATTCCTGCTCAGACATGGGCTTTAAATCGCTTTTAGAAGGCACTAGACGCTGAACTTTGAACTCTACCTTGTGTTGTACTGGATCATACTGGATATTGTTATGTCTGCACGTCTTACAGACTTTAGTACCATCAGGAATAGGTTTATAAAATACAAGATAAGCTCGTACTCCTAATGCTCTAGCTATTGTTTCTGTAATAGTAGTAACTTTAAAGTATTTACCTGTATCAAATACAGTTTCTATTACTGCTAATGGTTTTTTACAACCAGCTCTATTACATATTGGTACAGAATCAACATCAACCATGTTGTCTCCGTAAGTTCTGCTCCACATACTATATACACTTCCCCTTGCGAAGTATTCGTTTTTTGCCATGTTTTTTTCCCCTGTTGTTGTTATTTTTTTGATCTCTCCTTCAACAACTCTATTTGTAAACATTGTAATTCTAAATTTAATCGATCAATCTCTCGCTTCAATTCTAAGATCTGATCATTAAATAAATCAATTACATCTTCTACATCTAAATTTTTATCAATCATTTGTTTCTCCATTAGTTTAAGCTCATGTTCTTCAGGTGTTAAAACATTATTCATTTGTTTTAGTAAAGTTATGTTTAAGTTTGATGTGTGGATTTTTAAATGTCCAGCACTCGCCACTCGCATCTAGAAAACATACCCAATGTAAATGTTCTTCCATTCCATAATCAATTACAAAGTGAGCATACGCATCTCCTTTAGTAGTTGAGAATGATAATGGTGGATCTAATTGTTTAATGTACATTAGTTTCCTAGTTTATCTATTTTTATTACTACGCCTTTTGGAATAACGATTGCATCTCCAACATCCATAGTTCCATCTGGATTAATAGAAAATGTTGCAAACATTTTTATATAGTTTGCATTCTCTTCATAAACATATCCTAGTGTAGAACACATAGCTGGTTTAAGATCAGCTAAATCAGTCTCGCTATTCCAAGCGTCATCGCATGAGTTGATGTCTTCCCACATCACTAACGCCTTTTGATAATTAAAATCAGATATTGTTTTTGTCATAGAATGCCTGATAGATATCGTTAGGTGTTACTCCTGTTTTATTTGTTATTGATTTCATGTAACGAGCAGATGGAATCCTTTCAGATTTAATCCATCTCATTACATTAACCGCAGTATTAGTTCCTTTCACTCCAAGCATTTTACCAAATGCTCTTAATGATAGTTGATGTTTCTCTTGATACTGTTTAAGCGTTCTCATTATACTCCTTTTTGTTGTATTACTTTTTTTAGTTTAATGTTTAACTTTCTTATTTGATACTGAAGTTGTCTTCTCTCAAGATTATTCTTTTGCCAAAGTCTTTTTCTTGCTAGACGAACATCTCTATTATTCCAGTATGCAAGTCTTGCTCTACCACTTGCATGGTATTTAGCGTCTCTTATTTGTTTTTTTATTTTTGCAACCTTGCTCTTTAAGTATTTAATTCGCAAGTCATTCACAGCGTGAATCCAAAATATACCAAGTCTATCTTTCATTGTTACCTTCCATTTTTTTTAATTTAAGTTTTGCTATTTGATCTTCTATCCTTTTTATTGTTCTGTTATGCTTATAAACTTCTTGCATAGCAATTTTATATTTCTTTTTAAGAAAAGATTTTTTTTTAATTAAATTATCTCTCTCAAGATTTGCTAATCTCCAAAGTTTATTATTAAGCAAACATGCTTCTTTATTTTCTCTATAGAATATTTTTTGTATTCTTTTCTTTCTTTTCCTATCTGCATAATAAGCTGCTTTACTTTTGTTTAAGTTTTTATCTTTATAAACTTCTTTTCTAGCAGCATTAACTATATAACCTAATCCAAGACTAGTTTTTATATGCTTATTTCTAAGCGTATCTACCAACTTATATTTAACGCTTGTCATTGATTTTACCCCTTGTTCTTTTTATTTCATTACCAAATACATCATAGTTTTTATGGTAATAAGATAACAGTTTAAGAATTTGCTTCTCAAACTTAGTGTGGTTTTCTTTTTTCATGTTTGTACCTTGTTTGTTGTTTTTATATCACAGTATCATTTTCGGTTATGTTGTCAAATAATTTTTTAATAATTTTTTTATTATATTTTTCAACAAGTTTTTTAGAACAAAAAGAGAACAGATCTTGGTCTAAAGGTAAATCTATAGGGACTTCTAAATCTATATAGGTGGTACGCCATCAATAAAACCTTTTAAATTTGAAAATGAATCTGTATCTTTTTTGTTGACAACAATAATATCGTTATGCTAAGCTAATTTTAATCGTTGAATGAATTTAAAAACAAACAGAAAGAATAATGATAAACATAAATGAAGACAAAGCTATTAGCTTTTATAATAAGCTAGAGCTAGATCATAGTTCTCCTTCCCAAGAAGCTATGGATGATTCCACATGGCTAGTTAAGTACGCATTCTTTAATCAAGAAGATAGACGCAATATGAATATCAGCTATCGTATGAACGCTGGTGTATCAATTGGCAGAGCATCTCAAAGATTTGCAGTTAAGTATATGTATGAAGCAGAAAATAAAATACTTAATGAAAGAGGTTCATTAGATAAAATAATAGATGAAGAGTTAAAACTTTACGACAAGTATCAACCTCATAACGAAACAGATAAAGAACAACACGAAAATACAAGACAATACTTGGTTGATATGATTAAAATTACAGTGAGAGCTGTACAAGATCTTAAATTGGAAGATGAATCTGCAGCTGAGAGATATTGTACATATAAGTTTGATGGTTTAATCTTGCCAAAAATTGGCAGGATAGACATGGAAGATCGAAAGAAGTTAATTGAATTAAAAACTAAACATAGATCAAAAAGAAAGTCAGATACTAAACAAGGTTATTCTTGGATTAAAGGTTATCTTCCAAAGAACCCAGATATTAATCACGTTAAACAAGTAGCGTTTTATAATCATGCTACTGGCAAGATACCTCATCTTCTTTATGTAAACCAAGATTCTTTTAATGTGTTTACACAAGATAGTTGTGAACAATTAAAGCCAGACTATTTAAAGTTTCTCGTAGAACAAGACTACAAGAAAGCAAGAACAAGACAAAACATTGTGTACACTTGTGAAGGAGATTCTAAACGAATGGCACAACTAATACCACCGCCAGACTTTAGTTCTTATATGTGGAAAGATCTACAGCAAGAATACATAGATAAAGCGGCTTCACTATGGAAGGATGTGTAATGAAACTATGTGCAGGAATATGGATATAAACTTTTATCATAAACAACATGATCAAATTAAAAATAAATTTCGTCATGATATAATAATGCGTAAAATTAAAGAGAGAGAGGATAAAATATTTAGAGCTATGTTTATTAAAATATCTTTAATTATTATTGTAGCTGTGTTGCTATTAATAATAGTTAGCAATGCCAAGTGAAATTAATTTTAACAATTATACTTATGAATGGTCATGTTCATACATTTGAAATGCACGATGTTAAATACACAGCATCTAATTGTGAGACGTTTTTTAAAAGATTAACTAAAAGCGTAGTGGTTAATACAAAGGTGATAAGTACATATCACAAACAAGAAGTGTTTGCTTATACTTGCTCACACGAAAAAGAAAATCTAGTTCACAGATTATATGTGCGACTAGGAATAACAAACTGAAATGTAATAGATGAAAGAGAAAATAAAACAAGTAAACGAATTGTGTTTAGCAAATGGTGCTTACACAAATCAACATGGTAAAAAAACAGTATCAGCTTGGTCTAAGATTAAATACTTTAGAGAAGTATTTGGTACTGAATTTGGAATAAATTGCATGATAGTAGAACATGCAGAAAGATATGTAATTATGAAATGCGTAATTACTAAATCAGATCCTGAACATGTAATCGCTACAGGTTATTCTAAACAATACAGAGATAAACCAGGATATATTGAGATTGCAGAAACATTTGCAATTACACGAGCTTTATCTTTCATGGGTATTTTGCTTGAAGATATAACTTCAGCAGAAGAATATAAGGAATTAAATATTCCTGTTCAATCCATGAATGACGAAGGTACTACATCAGCCGCTATAAGATATGATGCAAGTACAATTGATGAACTGATGAAGAAAATTAATTATGCTCCTCATACTGCGAAGCTAGACTTCCTTTATAGAGCAAATAAAAATCTTCTTAATCAGATAAAAATAAAAGATGTTGCAACTTACAATGCGATCTTAACTAGATTTAATTCTAAGAGAAGCGACATCACAACTCAAAATGAGGTATAACAATAGATGAACGACCAACCAAAGAATAAGATTTATTTAAATCTTGTTCCAAATACAAATAAGAAACCAGGAGATAATCAACCAGTTATGGTTGCTCCTATTTCTCCAAAAGCTCCAGAAGGAAAACAATGGAGAGTAAATGTTAACATCAATAATGAATGGTATGATTACTGTGCATTTGATGGAACAGACATTGAAGGTAACGCAACAGGTGGATATACTGTTATACTTACTAAAAAAGAAGCAACACAAAACAAAGCTGCTAGTGGATTTAAGCAAGGTGGATTTCCAGCAAAGAAACCATTTGCAAATAACAAGAGCTTTGGTAATAGAAACTATTAGTAGCATATAATAATGTTACTAACTCAATCCCTTGGGTTTATATCGGATCGCATAGATCCACCCCTTTCATGTTTGTTTTCCCAGGGGGTTGAGCTAAATGAAAGGATAAAATGACAAACAAAAGTTACTTCGTAGATATTGAAGAAAAAATACAAAAGAAAATAATAGAACAAAGACATCAAGAGTATGGTGATTATGAAGAAAACTTCACGCTTCTTGCTGAGCTATTCTCTATTGTATTATTTAATAAAATAAAATCAGCACTAGATCCTGAAGATGTTGGTCATATAATGATGGCATTAAAATTATATCGCTGCACTAAAAGATATAAAGCAGATAGCTATGATGATCTATCTATCTATTGCAAGATGACTAAGCAGTTAAGGCAGAAGAAAAAATAATGGCTAAAGTTGTAAGACTTAAAAAATGTGAATGTTATTTTACCTATGTCGAAGAATTTGACACAGCAGAACATGCTTTAGATCCAACAAAAACAGGATTGTTTATTAAAGTAAAAATAGGAGAAATAAAAGTTAACTCAACAAACATAAGACAGAAAGAAGAACATCATGATGACGCCAAGAGAGTTTAGAACAGCACTTAGACTTAGACTTAATCCAATAACTTATCAAAACGTAGAACAAAGAGAACTTAAATTATACAGGATCGGTTTTAAAACAGGTTATAAACTTGCAAAACAAATGTTTAAAAATAATTACAGATATAAAAAACTAGTAGTTAAAGAAGTTGTTAAATATGTAACAGTCAATGACGTTGTAGTTCCTGATAATGTTAAAGAAATAATATCTGTAGTTGCTAATCAATTTGGAATTGATCCTAAAGAAATGATGTTAAAAAATAGACAGCAGTCTGTTGTTATAGCAAGATCATTATTAATTAATGTACTTAAAGATAAGTATTCGATGCCATATACAAAGATTGGCGTAATACTTGGCAATAGAGATCACACAACTGTTGTTCATCATGTTCAAATGAAATTTAATAAAGTTCATTTTTGGAAACCTGAGAACGTGATTTGGGATAGATACGATTACGTTATGGAAAATATTAAATAGTTATTCTTCTTTATAAAATAGAGTATCGTTATCAGGTGATTTCCAGCTGCTCGTCTCTACAGACTGGTAATCCATATTGATCTTATAGTCAGGTATCTCGTTTCTAACTGTATAATTTGGAAGATTAAATAGTGTTCTATTGTTAGGCATTAAAGCAAAGTTACCTTGCCACACATCTCCACGATTAATCTCTAACACATGATGATGCTTATGTTCTGTTGCTATCTCTGAGTATGTAGCATCAAGCAAATTCTTATCTGGTTGTGCATAATCAATGCTAAATAGATATCTAGATTCATGTAGCTTTTGATCTCTTGATAAGAACTTACATTGAGATACGCTTAATACATTAAATCTAAATACAGTTGCATGGTAAGATAAACAATCCCAATAAGCCACATTACTTAACTCAAGATCTTTAACTTCAGATCTTTTATATCCAGAACTAAAGAAAGCAGTAATAGGAAGTCTGGCATAGAAAGCACCATTAGGAAGTAAGATATTGAATAAAGGAGTTCTACCTTCTAATGTAGTAACAGAATGAATCATGCAATCATCTGATTCTCCAAAATGTTTTTCTTTATTATAAAGATATTCTAATCTGACTTTTGCTTTTATTATTGGTGTGTTGTTATTTATAAAAGACATTATTCTTCTGTCTGATATTTATGCTTACATTTTTGTTTCTTTAAATATTCAATATACATATTCATTCTGTCATCATTATTGATTGGAGTTTTGACAGGTTGTTTTTCTGCAGCATGAACTTGTGCAAGATATTGATCATAACAATCATCTTCTTTGGCATAACAAAAGTTTAATTTCTCTGCATTGATAATCCAACCACCTTCATTACTCATGTGTTCTTTGCCACATAAATGACACTTGCCACATGATTTAAGTATTACTTTAGTTTTAGACATTATTTTTTTTTGTGTCTTGCAGCAAAAGATTTAGCTTCTTCTTTATTACTAAAACCCCATGCTTTGAGAGCTAATTTTAATCTTGTTGGATCGCCATTTTTAGTTAACAAAGATCCTTTCATATTACCAAAACGTGCAGCAAAAGAAACTCTTCTTGGATTAGTTCCTGATTTAACAGGAGCTTTTAAATGAGATCCTTCAGTACGATTATAATATGATCGACCAGCTTCGTTCAAACCACCATTAGGATTTTGATATATTTTTTTAACCATTATAGTTTTTCTTTAAAAGGATTAAAGTGATCCTCGTTGATTTTAACACACTTACATTGTTTTAGTAAAACACAAAATCCCATACACATCAAAAAAATACATTTGACTTTAAACACAAACTATACTCTTCCCTGTCCAACATACATTTTAAATGTTTTATGTTTATTAACTTTTTTAGTATGTCTTCCTTTGCGTTTCTTTTTAGGTGGTCTAATGTATTTATTTTCTAAATGTTTTTTTGCCATTTTTCTTTTTCATTATTTTAACTTTAGCTCCACCTTGTTGAGAAAGTAATGATGGTTTCTTTTTGCTAAACTGTTCTACGAAAGCAGTTAGTATTGGATCATCAGGCATCTTTGTCTCCTTGATTAGTTGGTCTGTTAGCAATTGTTCTTGCAATACTTTCTCCTGATCTGCCCACAACATAACCGCCTAAACCTATTTGAAGCAATGTCCAAACATCACCAGGCAAATTAAAATTTATGATAGTTGTTCCATGTGTAATAGCACTAACTAATGGTGCTAGAATATAATTCCATACAAGAATAAAGATAAGAACATACATAAGTAATGGTCTCCATGAAGATACAAACCAACCTGCTTTAGCTTCTGCTTCAACGATCCT